GTCTGGTTGGACTGAAGATCATCCTTATTGGAAAAAGATGGAAGCTGGTTTACATTGTGATCAACGTAAAGTAGTAGCAGAAAATTGGACTGGTAAACATAAAGATTTTGATTTGCCAGAATGGCTGTATCTTTTTATCTTACATCGTGTATGTGGTTCTGCTATTAATTATGCAACTAAACCATCTGGTTACCATAATACATTATTATTTACACTTCATAAAGCTAAAACTATTGAAGACATGGTTTGGCATATGAAGAGGCATAAGACACCATTTTATACTTCTGTTGGATACCAGTTTCCTAAATTTCCTAAACCACCACAAGGTTCAGATTATAAAAGAAGCGGTGATTACTACCTAGCAGAATTTGCTCCTCGTCTTGCAAGAGAGATGGCAGAGTGGCTACAAACTTCAAATGAAAGAAAAGATCTTCGAGAAATTGGAGAATATATGGGTAAATGGAATGAAAGAAACGGGCTTAATCGTTACACTTTTCAATATGCTGCCGTGGTTGCTGATATTGCAGATTGGTATCCTCAGTTTGTTAATAAAGAATCGCATTTTTATTATGGTACTAACGCTGTTGAGTGCATTTCTTATCTTGCTAAACCAACCATAAAAATGAAAAAAGAAGTATTTCTCGACAAAGTTATGGATAAAATTTATGAAGACACAAAATCATTTCCATATAATGCAGAAGATGTATGCTGTGACTTCATTCGTTGGGTAGAAAACTATATGAGACCAGGTGCACATTATTCACACGTAGATATGGATACAGTATTTTCATCGAGCAAAATCAAAGATCATCCATTTGGTCGACAGAAGGCTATGCTCGAACTTGGTTTAGTTGATACATTTAATAATCGTAAACACCATCCATCAGATGATACAGTCTTAAAAGAAGTTAGTATGTCAATAGAGGAATACAAAGCTAAATGCGCCACGCTACATTAGAAGCATTTATCGAACAAGATAATAATTCTATTACATATAAAAATACAGTAGAACCTATATTAAAAAAAGGTAAAGTCACTAATCATCTATTAGAAAAGTGGCCGCTCGAAGAAAGAATACAAAAGTTCTTCGAGTTTTGTCGTGCGTATGATGTAAGAGAAGAACCTTTACTTAAATCTAATCCACAGCAATTTTCTCATCGATTGCATTGGGATGAGATGCCATATGTAGAAGAAATGAAGAATGAAAAAGATGTAGAAAAACTTTTACATCATACTATTGTTTGGTCATTTAGTAACGAACATTGGTTGACATTTAGAGCATTAAGAGATCACGGTATTGAGGCCATGAAAAATAGATTTGTTACTGAGAGGCATGCAAGATCAGACTTATTTCAAATATATTATCCTAAAGGCACTAAAGTAAAAGAATGGCTATGTGAAACACCACAACGAATTGCCAAAGATTGTTATCCGCTTTTGCAGTCAAATCGCCCATTAAAAATGATGGAACTAGCATCTAAACTTGAAAAACACACGAAAGAAAAATATGGATTTAGAAATGTTATGTACCCTTATAAGAACCTGTCTCGTCACATCGCCATGGCAAGACCAGATCTTGTCGATCCAGAATCGTGGGTTACACCAGGAACATTATCGTTCTATGGACTATGGCAAATATTTGGTGGAAAAAACCTCTTTGGTAAAACAAAATTCAACTTAGATGAAAATGGTAACTATGAGCCAGTAAATGATCAAGCAAAATGGCTTGTAGAACAATTCAATACTTTAGCTGCGCATAAAGATAATCCTATGCAACGGCAATATAATATCAACATCGAAGATAAAGCTTGTATGTGGTGTAAACATTTATTTATTAGACATGGTGTTAAATCTACTACAAAGAAAATTCCATATGAATGGATTTATCCGCGTAATTTTTCTCTAAAAAAGAGTTTACATTCCTAATAAAATTTGGTATAATAGACCTATGTCACACGATAAACATGTAATTGATAATGTAAATAAAGACGTAGAAGTCTTAAGTCTTGATGGAATCCAAACTCGTCAAGAAGCAAAAGAATATTATCTAAAATTAGCTGATGGTTGGGAAGATCCTAATCCACAGCCAGTTATAAAGGAATATGATGGTGTACGAGTTGTTCGCGACGACCTCATTACAGGTAGTAAAGTACGAGGAGGAGATTTACTTATTTCTCGTATTAATCAATCTCGTCTCGTTTATGTTCAGCCTCGCACTGGCTTGGCAGGAGTCTCGCTCTTGGATGTGGCAAAGAGACACAATAAAAGCGTTAGGCTATTCATGCCCTCATCGAAAAGAATTAGTCATCATCAAGCTTGTTGTATCGAGCGCGGTGCTGAGTATGATTTCTATCGTGTGGCTGCTATGCCTAACCTCAATAGGATAGCAAATAAATGGGCACAAGACAACGACGATGCGTTTTTTATCCCGTTAGGTTTAAAGCACGAACTCGTTACGGCAGGTATCGTAAAGGTAGCATCAGCAATTCCAGCACCAGAAGAAGTGTGGACCGTAGTATCTACAGGCGTACTACATCGCGCCTTGCAGATCGCTTGGCCAAAAGCTGAGTTTCATGCTGTTGCAGTTGCTCGTAATATGAAAGAAGGCGAAGTTGGTCATAGTAATATTATCTCTGCACCTGAGCCTTTTACTAAAGAAATTAAAGAAGGACTGCCACCCTTCCCAAGTATAAACACATATGATGGAAAAGCATGGCGATATATCCCTAAAAATTCTGGTAGGGACATCTTATTTTGGAATGTTGGTGCTGAACCAGTACTAAACGATGATACTATATACGACAGAGTTGATTCATATAGAAAGTGGACTAAAGATGAAAAAAATACTACTCACGGGTCTGGGACCAATCTCGAACAAAATACATTCGCATAAGGCAGCGCAAGCTATTATCTATGCTGATCAGCTCAAACAAGCTGGTATGGATGTGACAATCAATTTAGTCAGCAATAAAATTACTGATTATAGTCCATTCGAAGAAATTTATTTTTATCATGGATCAGATTGGAGTGGAAATCTAAATTTGTTTGGTGGTATTGAAGCATATGCTAATACTGATTTTGTTTCTGCCTTGTCACATTTTAATGGCAAAATTAAATCAATTATAGTTGACTTCCCCGATTATGCTTCTATGTTTCTCGATCGCTTAGCTAAAAAAGATATGACATGGAATACTGTACATTGGGAAAATCTACGTAAGTTACAAATAGAAGCTGAAACTGTTGATCCTAATATGATTAAGAGATATCGTAAGATTGCCTTTGGAGATAGTCATGCTATCTGCATGTACCGGCCCGGGTGGGAGAATGTATCAGTACCTTTCTCAACTTTACATGGTTCTATCAATAAAGGGTTTGAGACATTTGTACCAGAAAATGGTGAACCAATGAGAGAAGATAGATATGATGAAATCGAAACATATTTCGGTAATATTGATATTCGTCATCATCTTTGCAGATTTGATAATCCTATTGAAGAAGCGCATAAACTAGCTGATAGATATGGTAAAGAAATAGAACGCGTTCGCAAACTTTTTAAATCAAACGTCACTGCATGGGAACCTCTACCAATTGAAGATGAAGCTCGTAAAATTCCAAAAACTGGATGGTATAAAGGTACACCATTTTACGGCAGCTGGCAACAACGAAATGATGTGCGTAATGCTTTTACCGAAAGACTAAAATCTCATACACAAGTTTATGACTGGGTAGAATCACTATATAATCCTATAGGTCAACTAGGTTATGAGGCTATGGAAAAGCCACAATCAGTGCATTTATCTCGAGCATCATATCCTCATTGGCAAGGAAAAAATTGGACTGCAGATACAGAATATCCAATTGAAGCTGCAGCTTCGCTTGAAGCATTCTTTGCATAAAACAGTGTACAAATAAGGAAAAATGTGGTATAATATGCCTTACAATAAAAAATTCGATCTAACGCCGAAAGAATTAGATTTAATCGAAATTGCACTAATAGCATATAGTACAAAGAACGTAAAATCTAAAAAAGAGATACAAAAATTACTAGCAAAATTTCATCATCAAAAACTTTGGTATCGACCAAAAGATGAAACATATATCAGTGGATAGCAGGAGAAATATATGAGTATTATGGATAAACTTAAAAAGAACAGTAAAATTAAAGAGTCTGATGTGCTCTCTGATTCTAAGTTCTTTAACGAAAAAGATATGGTAGCAACAGATGTTCCAATGATGAATGTTGCGCTATCTGGTTCTATTGATGGAGGATTGGCACCAGGACTAACTGTACTAGCAGGTCCATCAAAACACTTTAAAACTTCTTTTGCTCTTATTATGGCATCAGCATATATGAAAAAATATCCTGATGCAGTAATGCTATTCTATGATTCAGAATTTGGTTCACCTCAATCTTATTTCGAACAGTTCAAAA